CATCCTTGACGGATGACGACTTAGTCAGAGGATCGGTCAGCGCCAAGCAGAAAAGCCCAAAGAACACTACTCCGCAGAGGAAGCCTGCGAGGAACACGCCGGTGATGACCAGCGACGTCCTCATGGCAACACCACGACGGTGACTCCGAGGGCACCTGCGAGACGCGCTGCGCGTTCCATCAGGATCGGATTTCCGACCTTTTCGCCAGCCTCCACACGGCCACTAGCGAACACGAAGCGGTAGCGGCAATTCATGCTGTTGCCTCCGAAGGTTTGCGCCAGGCGAGAAACGATTCACGCTTGCACGAATAGTTACGGTCGCCGCCGTTCGAATAGAGCACCGTGTCGCCAATGATCCCGACGATGCGGCGATGGCTATCGCGTGCGGCCTCACCTGCCTTCGGCAAGTAGACTGCTTGCTCCTTCAATTCAACTTTCTTTCCCACGTCAGCCTCCTATGAGTAGAACGACCGGATTTCTGTATAGGCAGTGCGCAACTTGCCCAGGTTGAGATTCGTTGCAGTAGCAGCACCTTTGGCCTTGGTCACGGCGGCCTTGTATTGGCGCACCAGTGCCACACCGCCTGAGTTCACAATCCGTTGCGGGATGCGCTCCAGCAGGCGCAAAATATCCGATGCGATTTGCTTAGCCTCCGCACGTTCAGCCGCAATCTGATCCGGCGTTTTTCCATCACTTTTCATCGTGCTGCCACCATGCGATCTGCTTCACGCAGCAGTGCTTCGCGGGTCGGGGGACGCCCGGTTTCCAGCATGTCCTGCAACACCTGCTGTGCGGAGCGGCTTGAGAACAACGTCAGCAGCGCCTCAAGCCGTGCACTGTCGTGTGCGCTGGCAGGTACATCCGTCGCCGATGCCGACTGCACAACGATCTGAGGCGGCTGCTTTTCGATGCGGGTAAGCAGCTCCAGCACCTTGTCCGTCGCATCCTTGTTGCTCTTGCTGTCACGCATCAAGGTCGCCAGATCGGTCTGGCTCAGCGCGATCTTCGGCGCAGCCTTGCGTACAGGCTTCTTCGTTGTTTTCGGTGCGGTAGAACTTGGCATGTGCCACTCCATAAAAATTGCCGGAAAGCCGACAACCGGCGCAGGATGCTTCCAGCCGTGTGCGAGGGGTGCGCGTCGGGCCGAGGCTTTTGGTATTTGAGAAAAAATTGATAAAGACTGATTACTGAATGACTACGCTGCGGACGGCCCGCGCGCGGCCCTCGTACGACGTGACGTCGTCGTTCTGGTGGCCATAGTCGAAGTACTGACTCCATGCAAAACCGGAGGTAGCGGCGTGCTGCTCACCAGACCAGTACCAAGCGTCAGCGAAATGGCTCTTGAGATTTGCAATCAGAAGCGATTGCTCACGGCGAGTTGGTAGGCGGCCGCCAATTTCTTGAGCCCAGCGACCGGCATCCTGCCAGTTGATTTTTTCGCGCTCGCCAGGAAGAAGAATCAGATGCGAAACAGGGTGACCCTGTTCGCTCAGCAGCCAGCCGGCGTAGAGCTCTCCCTCATTCAGCAGAGGAATGCCGAGATAGGGCATAGTTGTCAGAAGTTCACCCTGCACGAGATCAACACTCAACTGCTGCGCCAGCCAGGCGCGCAGGAGGTCAGACGTAGGGACGGTCAGTTTTGCGTTGCCGACGTCCAGGGTGATTTCTTCTTGCTGTGCTTGTGCCATGTGACTCTCCATCTATTCGGTTGCGCGGTGTTATGCGGTTGTTTTGTCGATGGAGTTACTTTAGCAAACACTAACTATCAACGTAAAGTAAAAACTAAACAATCGTTAGTGCTTATTGAAATAAGTAAATGCTAAACAACAGAGGTTTGGTTATATAGGAAAGCAGCAGACATAAAAAACCGCCTCGTGGGCGGGGGTTTTTTGCGGTTATTAAGAAGAGAAGCAGTTAGGTATCAGTGAGCGCGTGCAGGATACGGAAACGGGTTCCTTCGGCACCCTGCCTCGGACAAGCATGCAATGCAATGTGACTGCATCAAGATCTCTTAGGTATTGCTGGGGATCGGATGATGCCTGAGTGGATGGAGATCTCCTCTTGTCCATTGATTCAATCACGCTTAGCTCGTTGCAGTCATAAAAATCATCTGAAATCACCTGGAGCTTGCGGATCTCGTATGCCACGTAAGTGGTGCCAACGGCTAAACACATGAGCGATATGGATATCCATTTTTTCATTTTGGACGATTTCCTGAGTACGGACATCCATTGAACATAACGCGATAGAGTTGCCGTCCAAGACTTGCAAGCACTAGATCCTCAAACGCGTTTTTGATAGCGACGCTTCGAACAACGACGGTCGTCTACTTGTATGCGTATGCATTTTGCATATTTAATTGTGCGTTGATGATTGGTGCACAATTTATTGTTTAAATGTGCTCACTTTGCTTATGGACTATGCGGCCAATGATAATGCAAGCGCCGCCGCGACAAAGCTTGCGTGGGTATCGCCTTTGATCTGGATTATCCGACATCAGCCACCACTCGCCGTTGTCGCGCATGAGGCGCTTCACGACATCCTCTCCCTCATAGTTCACAGCATATACATACCCGTCCTTCGTTACCTTGTCGGCAGTGTTGATTACCACCGTGTCGCCGGCGTAAAGGGCTGGCTCCATGCTGTCGCCGCGCACCTTGATGGCAATCAAGTCTTCGGCGAAATAGCCGTTCTTCGTCAGCCAGTCGCGGCGGAATGTAATAGGGTTGCCGTCTTCTTCGTCCTGCTCGATCGTAATGCCGTGAATGCCGGCAGACAGCTTTAAGCGCACCTTGCGGATCTCCACGAAATCAGGGTCTTCTGGGTCATGTTCAATGACCTTTATATGTTTTGTTTCAGCCTTTGCCTGAGCACCATCGGACGAGTCGAGATACATCGACCCCATCCCATATTCCTCTTCCAGGCGGCGTGCCGACTTCTCGCCAAATGATGACGATCCATTGATGAGCTGCGAAAAGTAGCTTCGTTCCTTTGCGGGAACGCCGTTCTTTTCAGCCCACCTGCGCAGGTTATCGCGTCGTGTCTGTACTTTGTCCATGCGCGCAAGTTTAGACAATTCTAAATTAGTATTCACTTGACTTCGGAATTAGTGAACACTAAACTTGGCGCATGGATCTCAAAACTTACATCGCCGCCGAGCGCGGACGCGCCACCAAGCTTGCGAAGGACCTTGGCATTTCCCCTTCGTATCTGTCGCAGATGGCGAGTGGTATTGCGCCCATCTCCGAAGAGCGAGCGGTGCAAATAGAAGGCTTCACTGATGGCAATGTGTCGCGCCGCGATACGTTTCCGACCCGCTGGCAAAAGATCTGGCCCGAACTGGTCGCCGCTTAAGTTTTTGAAGGCATGAGTTTTCATGCCTTTTAGTTTCCCGGTTTCTCACTGGGAATGTCACTGGGAAGTTGATTGAATTTTTATATGATGCCAACAATGAATCTCTTCGAACGCCTTGATGCGCCTAGCGTGGCGCCGATGTCAGTGGTGCAGAAGGTAAAAACCTTCCGCGAAGCATGCCGGACGGCCTGGAGCATGCGTCCGCAGAACATGACGATCGCCATGGTGTGCCAGATGACCGGCATGCGCGCCTCGCACGCGACGGAGTATTTCAAGGAAGGCGAGACAGATCGCAAGGGGCGCGAATTGCGCGACATGCCTGCCAAGTACATCCCTCTATTTGAGGAGGCGATAGGCAATAGCTTCCCTTCGCAATGGCTAGCTATGCAGTCCAAGTTAACCGTTTTGGAAGCGCAGATCGCTGAGCAGAAGGCGGCGATATGGGGCAAGTAGCAATTGAAAAGGTCAGTTTCGCCGAGTACAAGGCCGCCAGTCTCGTGGATCCCACGTCTACCCAAGCGCAAATCCTGATGCGGTTGTTCGAAGCGAAGGGAATTGTGATTCGCAACGACCAGCCGGCGCCACCTGCTGACGTATTTACCGACGAAGAGCACGAGTGCTTCGTGATTCGCCAAGAGCAATAGGAGATCGCATGGTTACGCCGGAACAGCTGGAAAAGGCCGCTACGCAAGACCTGATTGATGAACTCAACCGTCGCGGTGAAATGCCGTCGCCTGACATCAACATGTTTTCGAACAACGAGTTGGCGGACGCGCTCGGTGTCGACCTGAATGCCGACGATGACGTGAACTGGGGGCATTTCTATGAATTGATCATGGCAGGCCACGCCGAACAAGCGGTTGTCGACTTTAAACGGACCGTTGAGAAGAAGACAGGGCGGATCATCGTATGAGCGACACACAAATCAAGGGCGGCGTGCTCGCCAAGCTGTCGGCACTGTTCTGCGCTGACAAGAACTTCCGAACATTTCTCATGCGTCGATGGCCTGATGCCGACCAGATCGATACCGCTGATCAGGCTGCAGCACAAGTCAAGTTGGTATGCGAAGTCGAGTCTCGTAAGGAATTCGATAACGACGTCGACGCGGCAAACCGCTTTCACGACCGTGTGCGCATTCCGTACGTGCAATGGCAGTTGGGACGTGATGCTCAAGCGTAACAAGCCTATGAAGCGCACCGGGTTTGTTGCCAAGGTGAAGCCGGTGGCAAGCATGTTGCGCACTACCAATTTGGGCCGGTCTGCGATAGGGGCATTACAACCGCCAAAGCTTGGCGGCCCAATGGCGCCGGCCAAGCGCGCACGCCCCAGGCAAACAAAGATTCGCAAGTCCGCCAAGGATCAGGAATGCACGCTGCTGTTTCCCCGAGTCTGCAACGGCCGCACCGACACCACAGTCCTGTGCCACAGCAACCTACTGGCGGACGGCAAGGGCATGGGCCTGAAGGCTCCGGACACACGTGGCGCCTATGGATGCTCCGCGTGCCACGATGTGCTGGACGGCCGGCGGCCGCGCCCCAGCGGCATGACCTACGAAGACATGTTGGCGCTGTTTGAGCGCGGTGTGGAGCGTACGCACTTTGTTCTGCGTCGCCTGGCTTTGTTGAAGGATGCACCATGAGTCACGACCAAACTACGACGAGCCCATTCCGCAAGGTTTCGACGGCTATCTGGGCCGATAAGAAGGTCTGCAAGCTATCTCCGGTGGTGCCATCTGGGCAGGCCATGTTCCTCATGTTGCTGATGGGGCCGGCCACGACCAACATGCCAGGCGTTCAGCCGGTAGGGCGACTGGGTTTCGCTGAGATGCTCGAATGGGAACAGGAAGCCTTCGACAAAGCCTTTCAGGAAGTCTCAGATCAAGGCTTAGCGAAAGCGGACTGGAAAGCCCGTTTCGTGTTCGTTCCAAAGGCGATTCAACACAACCTTCCCCAGTCCCCAAACGTAGTTAAAAGTTGGGCTTCGACATGGTCTCGCGTACCCGAGTGCGACCTCAAAAGAGAGGCTTGGGAGACGATATATTCAGCCTTGCGCCTGCTTGGGGATAGCTTTGCAGTTGCCTTCAAAGCCGCATGCCCATTGGATCCTGCCGATTCAAACGCCATCGGAAAGGATATGCCTAAGGATTCGGATAAGCCTTCCGGAAAGCCTTCCAGGAAGGCTACCGACAATCAGGAGCAAGAGCAGGAGAAAGAACAAGAGAAGGAAAAAGACAAACCTTCGGCTGCGCCGGTTGATGAGGATTTCGAGTCCGCATGGAATGCATATCCCCCTCGTTCGGGTGCGAGCAAGGCGGATTCGCTGAAGCAGTGGAAGGCTCGAATCAAGGCAGGAGCCAATGCGGAACAGATTATTGCCGGTGTCAGGCGCTACGCGGCCTATGTGAAGGCCAAGGGTACCGAGGATGGTTTCATCAAGCAGCCGGCCACATTCTTCGGCCCGGGAAAGCACTACGAATCGGATTGGTCTATCCCGGTGCGTTCATCGGGACCTGCACAGCATTCAAACCATCAAGGTTTTGATCAGCGGAACTATGGCCCAGGGGGCAAGCTGTGAAACTGCTTGCCTTTCACTCGCCACCGCTCTCGGAGCCCGCCGTCTGCCCAACCCATGGCGCCTACGAAAGCCGTTGCTTCATCGGCACGTCATGGGTCGGTTGTCCGGCCTGCTCGGTCGAAGCGATTGAGGCCGAGCAGGCAGCCGCGATCGCAACTGAGCGCGCGGCCAAGACGGCGGCGTGGACGCGCAAGATCGGCACCGCCGGCATTCCCGAGCGCTTCCGTGATCGCCGGCTCAGCACGTACGTCGCGACCTCAGATGCGCAGCGCCGGGCCCTGGCTTTCGCACAGGCCTATGCCGACGACTTCGATAGCGCGCTGAAAACCGGCCGCTCGGCATTGTTTGTTGGCCGTATCGGCACCGGAAAGACTCACTTGGCCGTTGGGATCGGGATGCAGATCATGGAGCGCGACAACCGCAGCGTGCTGTTCACGACCGTGATGCGCGCGGTGCGGCGCGTCAAAGACACGTGGACCAAGGGCAGCAAAGAAACCGAGAGCGGCGCCGTCGCTGCGTTGGTCTTTCCTGACTTCTTGATTTTGGATGAGGTGGGCGTGCAGTTCGGTTCCGATACAGAGCGCCTCATCCTGTTCGACATCCTCAACGAACGCTACGAGCGGCGCCGCCCGACCTTGCTGATGTCGAATTTGACTGTGGGGGAGGTCGCTGAGCACCTGGGCGAACGGGTCATGGATCGGTTGCGCGAAGACAACGGCGAATTTATCCCGTTCGACTGGGAGAGCAATCGCAAGGGCGGAGTGGCCTGATGCAGTGCGTGAACTGCGCCCATTGTGACTTGAGGTCCAAGGCAGACATGGCGCGGCACGGATTCAACCGCTGCAAGGTGCAGGAGAAGTGGCGCTACATGAGCGTGCAGTGGGAACGGGAGTGCAAGGAATTCACGCCGGCGGCCGCAAAGGCTGTAGCAGATCGGCTGGCTTGGCTGGCCACACTTTAGAAAGGAACATCACGATGACGACGAAAAAGACTCAAGCCATGCAACCGCGCAATCAGGCGCCGGCGCGCGCGAGTGATCGCCAGGTCGGCGGCACGCACTACAAGGACATGGCAGTTGCGCCTTGGGATGCCATGGAGGTTTGGATGACGCCCGAAGAGCTGCGCGGCTACCACAAGGGCACAGCGATTGGCTACCTGGCGCGTGAAGGTGCGAAGGGCGGCGATGAGGATATCGCGAAGGCTGCGCACCACCTGCAACGCCTGGTCGAACTGAACGAAGGAAAGTAATGGGCTACTTGGTCAAGGTGGTTGCTGTGACGCTGCCGTTTCCCAATCCAAAGCTGAACCCAAATCAGTCCAAGGGGGTGCATTGGGCGGCAACTTCCGGGCTGCGCAAGCGCGCTCACCTGGAGGCTTTTGCTTTGGGCCGGGCGGCAGTAGCGCAGGCCAAGTGGGCGCCGACTACACATGACGTGGCGCTGCGCATCATCTTCGACATGCCGGACCGTCGGCGGCGTGACCGCGACAACCTGCTTGCCGCATTCAAGTGCAGTCTTGACGGTTTGGCGGCTGCGCTGGGGATCGATGACAACCAATTCGATCCAGTCGTTCTGACACGCCGATATGGTCATAAGCCCGGTGCCGTGCACATTGAAGTAGGCCACGGCATTGATGGATTGGGCATGCCATGAAGAAAAAGCGAAACAAGGCCTATCGCGAGAGGCCAGTGAATCCGCGGGCAATAGACTGGGCATTGGCCGGATCGTACACGTTGCCAGCTGAAAAGCAGGCCGAGTTGCTTGGGTTTGTTGATCATGGGTTTGACCGACTCCGAGCTGGCGCAGCGACCCGTGACGATTGGAACACCGTCGCAAACGGAATGAATATCGCCGAGGCGCTGACGTATTTCCAGATCGCTACCAACTTCAAAGACGAGATTCAGAAGGCCATGGCAGCTTTGCGGACGATAGCGACGCGCATGCTCAAGACTGGATCGTCAACCTGCTACGCGGCAGAGCTGGCCGATATTAAGGAAGCCCGCGACATTTACAAGATACAGCTGAGTCTATGCAGTCAGGCTGAGTGCTCTCGTGCTGTACGCCGCGTAAATGACCTTCATCGATGCGGCGCCATGCAGGATGTCGCTCGTCTGTACGAGGAGATGGCGGCTTGAATTGGAAAAAACTAATGTCAGCTCAGCTTCGCCTGGATGCAGCGATACTGAGACAGCAAAAAGAGCGTAGCCACGCAATGCCAAGCCGCATGTACGCGGACCCAGCGAACACCGTCGAATTTTGGAGAGCTATGGAATACAAGAAAATCGCTGACGAGCTGCTACAGGAGTGGCATACGTGGGCGGCTGCATATCGGCCGGCACTTGGGATTCCCGGTTGCTCACCGTCCAGCCGTCAGGCACAGTCAAGCAAGCAGTGGCAGAGTTCGTATGAGATCGGTGACGAAAGCGTTCGCAAGAAGGAAATGGAAAACGTTGAATGGTGTGTCGATGCCATCCCTGTCGGGTGCCGGCAGGCGATCGGCATAGAGATGCGCAATCGGGAGGCGCGCGCACGTGTGTGGCGTTCGCCAACGACTGTGACCTATGATGATGCTCTTGAGGCAATTCTTCCTGTGATGAAGAAGCGCGGACTCTTCGATTAACCAGGCTTACATGCGCACTGCGGCGGCGTGGGGAATAGCAAATCGCCGTAGCCCCAAATGATAGCTGCGACGCAGATCAGGATTACGGAGTAGGTTGAGAGCGTCTTAGTCAGCTTTGATATGTTTGGCGTTGATCCAACCCCAAGAATCCCGTTAATGACCGCCGCGTCACTATGCGCGGCAAGGATTGCAGTGCTCAACCGGAATTGAACGAACGCCCCGAGTAGAGTCGCAATTGACCCAGACCGTGCAAACCAACTTCCGTCCTTGAGAAAGAAGCTGAGGACGCCGGAGACAGCTAAAGCGCCAAAGCCAACCGCAAGTAACGCAGTGTCGCGGTGTCTGGTATTGAGGAATTTGAGTAGAGTGATTTTTATTGTTTTCAGCATAGGAGTATTTTTGTTCGAAATTTCTTGCGCTGTAAATAAACACAGTCTATTATTCGTTCCGTGGGGCGTTCGCTCGCCCTAAATTTCCTGATATCTGAGTAGATTCTTTCGCGGCGGTTTCACTTTCCAGATAGGTTTGGATTCCGCGAATCTCCTCAAGTATCAGTAAACAAAAAGCCCCGGCCAGAAATGGCGCGGGGCTTTTTGTTTGGCTAAAACTTGTGTACGCCGTCGAAAATCGCGTCGATACGTGCGTTGATCAGCTTCTTCATGCCATCTGGGCATTTCGGATCGTTCAGGATGCCCTTCAGCGAATTGAGTGTTGTTTGCCGCAGGCTTGCTGTGCTGCCATTTGGATCTTTATGCCCACCAACCAGCGCGCTGATTATGGTGCTGAGGACTGTTTGGTCACTGATTGCGATTGACAGCAAGGTATCAATATTTTGTTCTGGCGTCATATGTTCTCCGTATGGGTTTGTTGACCATCAACATTAGCAGAGTTTCGCGTCCGTAGCTCAATGGTAGAGCTGAAGCCTTCCAAGCTTAAGACTGCGGTTCGATCCCGCACAGACGCTCCAGTGTCTCCTCCACTATTCGGTGGATTGCCGCCTTCGAGCGGCTTTTTTATTTCTCACTCTTATGTCCAATGTGCTGCCTTCCCCTCTGCCGATCGACAGGCGGCTGGAGCGTTGGTATCGCAAAAAGGACGAAGAGCGACAGCTGCGACAAAACAACGCGATTCGTATTGAGCAGATCCGCACCAACGTATGTTCAATGTGCGGTATCGCGGGGCATGAGAGTCAGCAGTGCGATGAAGTGCGGGATTGGCAATGATAAATATCAACGTCAGCTCCAATATTCAGAAAATGACGCGGGTTTTGACTGCTGACATTCAACGGCAAGTGGGGTTTGCAACAGCCCAAGCGCTAAACGCCGTTGCTGCAATGGTACGCGATGCCGAGCAACAGAATATACGGGATACGTTTAAGCATCCGACTCCGTTTACACAGAACTCGGTGGGCGTGAAGAAGGCGACGAAGGCTAATCCAGTTGCTGTCATTTACATGAAAGACATTGCGGCTCGCTACCTCTCGCCTTACGAGAATGGCGGTCTGCACGTAATGCCAGGTTCATCAAAGGCGATTCTCAACCCCAAAGACATCAAGTTAAATCAGTACGGGCAGTTGCCGAAAGCTGCTTTAGCAAAGTTGAAGTCAAGGCCCGACATCTTTATAGGGCCGGTCAAGACAAAGGCTGGGATTGTGAATGGCGTATGGCAAAGGTTTACCGATGTTAAGCGCGTGACGCTGTTGAGCTCGAAGGGAAAGCGATTACGCGGCCTGAACAAGACGTCAAGCGAGGAGCAACCAAAGGGGCGGCTCAAATTGCTTTTGCGTTTCGCCGACGCGATACCGGTTAAGAAGAAGCTGCATTACGGGAGGTTGGCACAACAGATCGTGGATGCCAACCTATCGAACGAATTCAACAAGGCG